GGAAGGTTTTTCATTTTCGCATTTACAATTTTTACAAGATTCGCATGTCTGTTCTATAACAGTATTGTTATTCGCAAGTCCACAACCTCTCTTGTCATCACACGCACCTTTTATGCAGGTTGTTAACGCCTTTGGTATGATATCGCATAGGGATACTACCGTTTCATCTCCTTTAAATCCATAGTCCTCTCTATCTTCTTGATTCAACGAACTAACATGCACCGCTTTTGGTGTTGCATTGAGTGCTACGCTTACATTCGGTATTTTATTTGCTTTCTCACATATGTCAATGAAAGACCGCCACGATTTATATTTTTCAGATTTTTTATATATATTTACATCCATTGTTATTTCTTTTGTTTTATCATTTGCTTGAGCATTGCTCTGATAACCTATAATATAGTCAAGATTCTCACGTTTAAATGGGGGTGAATTATCAGGATATGAAGTTCCAAGATGGCTATAATCGTGAAGTGTTCCGTTCCACTGGTCTAGTGATTTTTTAAGTTCAGAGTAAGACATGAAGTATCCGTTCATCATCCTATTGCCAACTACTGCGGTTGCTCTCAGTGTTACCCAATCGTCTGTTTCTTTCATTTTATTTTGTTTTGTTTCTGTATCCAACACTTGGCTATTATCCAATATTTGCAATTGAAAGGTGAAATTAAATTCAAGTTGTTTTCCAGTATATTGAGTGCCATGTTTTTTATGTTGTTCATACATACCATGACACGATGCTGATGCTTCGTCTGGTGATTTTCCCTCTGCTATCCGAATGGGAACACACCTTTTAACGTAATCTTCCTCACTTTCACCTTCTTTTATTTCTGGCATAATAATCACTTTTTTACACTTCTTGTTGCAATCTGAGATAGTCTCTGTTGTTGGATTGTTTTAACATGAACTGATTCTGCAAATGATACCGTTCCTTCTTGGATAGTTCCATCTTTTATTTGTTTTGCTGTAACATCCTTTGAATCCATCCAGACGTTAACATGCCATTTCTCAGGCGGTTTAACGTATGGCTTTATCAATGCACGGATTTCATCAGCATCTTTCAATATTTCATCTAGGATGTAGAAAAATTGGTCACGCCATGCGGTATCTTTGTAAATAAACCATAGAAATAATTCAACTAACTCGAGTTGTATTATTTTCTGATGGTCGCACTTTACAAATTCTGCGGTTTCCATATTCAACTTTGCTAAATACTGTATTCCAAGATTTCCACAGTTCATCATATCATCGTGTATGGCTTTAGCATTCGCTTGTTCACCAAGTTTTTTTCGGAGTAGCCATACTCCCCATTTTATGATTCTCTTGTTCGGCTCAGATGATTGAATGTTCATGTTTACGCCTTGTCAGTTTTCAACACAGATTCAAATTCTTTTTCTAGTGCTTTCTTTTCAGCATCCTCTAATTCTTTATTTGTGTTCCTAATTCCAGAGACACTTTTAATTTGATAATCTTTAACTTTTTCACTAAGTAGTTTAGACACACGTATGACACACTCGATATACTCATCCCTTCGATGTTCGAGACTAGCCATGATTCCCTGTTTTGCGAGTTCTAAACCGCCTATTTCTTCATCAAAGTGTTTCATCACTTTTTCTTTATTTGATTCAGCGTGTGATATTGCACGAGAGATTTGAATCATAACTGGTAGAGAAATCTCCCCTTTTGCTACCTGTTCACGCCTGATTTTTAACATTTTAATCGCAGCATCATACTGTGATTTTTGTTTAACTAATGAACCGTAAGTGTTGTTTAAATCCACCATCTCTTGAAGTCGTTGACCGTCATATTGAGAGAGTGGTGCTATGTCTGTTGGTGATGGTGCTACCTGGGTTGGTGTAACGGTGAGTTTCGGTTTGCTCTTGTTCTGATTTTTGTTACTCATTTATTTCACCAACTTTGTTATTGCATCTTTCAGCAATACAAATTGTTGTTTGGTTAGTTCAACGAAGTTTCCATTATCTGTGGTTATTTTGTATTTCTTGCCTTTTTTCGCTACCGATGGGCAACACCGCCCTGGTTGTCTACACAACTGTATGGTTTCCATACTTACATTTCTCCTTGAGATTTATTTACTTTTTCCTATAACTTTACCAAAGAAAACTGAATTTATAATTTCATCTAATCCGTCTAATGCTTGAAGTGCTGCGGGTCGCATGAATGGTCTATATGCTGCTTTTCCGCTTGTGCTGATAACTGCATTTGGATTTTCTTCATCACCAACTGGCATGAAGTAGCATCCAAATTCATTATAATATGCATAGTCCTTTCCAGAACTGTTTACGGGGTCACACACAACTCGATATCCCTGTTCGTCTGGTTCAACTCGAATATCTTCTTCCATAGTTCCAGTATCTTCGGGTGCAAGTTCGAATGCACGTTCTGCTACCTTATCAGCAAGTTTTTTTAAGACCTGCTCTGCTTTCTTCTCACTAGAAATATCTTTGAGAAATTCAATTAATTCGTCTGCACCATCAACTCTAACTGTTACCATTTTATAACTTTTCCTGTTCTTTCAGAATTTCTTCTCCGATTTCTCTCTCTTTCTTTGCTTGTAATTCACGTAAATCGTTTAATGCTTTAATCATTTCAATTTCATCATTTGTCATTTCCCGAGTAACTGGTTTTACCAATCTACTAGGGGGTTCTGGTCGTTGTGGTTCTGATGGGTTTTTTGGCGGTGGAACATTCGGATTATCTTGAGCCACAGGTAATGGTTTTTCCTCTGGCTCATCATCGGGGTCTAATTCAACATTTCCCTCATTTATCATTCTCCTTGCCTCCCGAACAGATATTATTGGTGGGTTTGAACTTCTTGCATTAACCGCAGCAGCAGTTCTTTTCCCTAATAGTTCCGCCTCTGCCATCTCATCGATGTAAGTTATTTCCCATTCTATTTCAAAATTACTGAAATCCCTGTCGTTTGCTTCTGCAAGTAATTTATATAATCGTAATAGATGTGGAGTGTAAACTAATTCTTGATTATCTTTAATGTCTCGGTAATAATCTGCAAAACCTATCTCTGCACCAGTTACTCTACCCATCTCTATTCCGAGAAGAACTTGACGTGGTATAATCAACGCTGCTGCTATAGCCTCTGATATATGGTCGTAATACTGTTGCGGTTGAATCGCAGATGGATTTGTTACCTCTAATTTATATTTCTCAGAGAATGCGAAATAGTTCGGATGTTCTTTCATCAATGCCAATGCTTTAGTTCTCTCGCTCTTTTGCATTCCCTGTTTTGTTAGAACTTGTGTTCCGTGTGAGAACCACTTTAAAATTTCTCCAGTTGCTATGTCTATATCAGCACTGGATATAAGAATATTTTGTAATATATCTACCTTTGATACGCCAAAGTAATCGAAAGGTAAATCAACGGTTTTAATGTGAATTAATCTATCTGGGTGAATCCATTTGTCCTCAGATTTTTTTGAATTAATATAATGATAATAATATTGTTTTGAATCGTCATCTTTCCTTTTATATTCAGTAATATTCTCTGAATTTAAAAGTATTAAATCCAACGGTATTGATTTCTCTGGAACTTCCTGTTCTAGTTTTTTCTCACCGTTATTATTTGGTTCATAAAATTTTATTAATATATATCCATCTCCCCAAATATCGGCACAGATTCCCGCAGTTCTGAATTTTCTCTTTATCTCAGTTGTTGTTTCAAAATGCTTAATTAAATTCAAATCCGCTATTGGTATTTTAATCCCATCTGCACGTTTGAATTTAAACCAAGCACGGAAAGTATCGGAGTTCTTTTTTATTGTTCCCTTCATAAACAATGATGATTGTAGTGCCAATTGCCGTCTTTTTTCTGGAGAAAGTCCACCAGAATATTTAGACCGCATAGAACTATAATCTTCTGGATTTGATAAGTCATCTTCAACCGTCTTAACTTCTTTTGCTTTCTCAACTTCTTTTACTGTTTTCTTAATGAATTTTATGTTGAAGTCACTTATTCGGTCACCAATTGTTGCCATTACGTAGCCCTCCGTAATCTTCCTAATCTATCTTTAAATGTTCCACAACCAAACATTGTTTCGTCTGGTATTGGATTATAATCCGTAAGTGCATAACGCAATGCATCACAAGCATGGTCGTCATCCTTTAATGGAATATCGTTATCTGCATTTTTATATCGGTAAGATTGAATGCTGCGAATTAAATTTGTGCATGAACTGTGAATAGTAATCCGATGGTCTGCTTTAAATGTTGATTGAAGTTTTGCGATTCCTGGTGCTACTGCGTTGTTTGCGTATGATTTAACTTCGTTGTTATCAAATTTACCTATTGGAACTCCCAAATCGAATGCTTGTTTAACCAAATCGGCAGCACTTGGGTCGCAGTAAACCTTAGAAAAGCCATATTTTAAATGTAACTTTTTAATAATTGCTGCAATCTCAAATGATGTTTTTTCAGATTCGTAAAATTCACTGATAACGAAAAGCGTATTTGCCTTCGTTCTCATCAATACGAGAATGCATGTTGGGTCACGAATACCGAAATCTACCCCTGCGAAGTAACGGTCAATCCCTGGAACATTCTTCAGGTCTTGGTCGAAATCACGGACATGCTTATCGGTGTTGAACATCTTATAGATTTGCCCAGAGAACGCACCCCAATGCCCCTCTAAATATCTTCGCACCCAATCGGGGTCATATCGTGCTTCCATGCTCTTAATGTATTCTTCATAATTTGGGATAAGAATATTATCATACGTGTTTGTATCTACCGCAAAATACCCAGGTTTCTTATCCATATAAAAATACTGATAAATCCAATGATTCTCCGCCCCTGGATTTGTGGCGAGTAATCCGAAGTGAAACGGCATATTCTTGTCTCGTAAACGTGCCATCAATTGCTTAAAAACGTCTGCTTTCATTTCAATCGGCTCATCGAGTTCGAACCAATCTAAATTACGCCCCTTTAGTTTTTCAGCATCCTCACATGCACGAAACATTATTTCAGAACCGTTATAAAATGTAATATTCATCTTTCCAGGTGATATTGTGTGTTGTGCTATCTGGATTGGTATATTATTATCATTTAAAATGCGTTGATAACCATCTATCTCGTCAATGAAGGTTTGAAATATAACATCCTTCAATTGTGTGTATGATAGAGAACCAACAAGTCCTTTAGCACCTGGATAATCAAGCGATGCCTTTATACCAACTTGTGCTAGAAGCAGGGTTTTTCCCGCACCGTATGCACCACTGTATAAACCGTAGTTGTTTAACGGTTTGCCGTTCTCACCTAAATTCTCTTGGAAAATAAGGTCGAACACTTGCTTTTGTTTTGGCAAGAATTGGCGTGGTCTACATAAAATAATTTCTTTTTCTTCAGTCATAATAAAACTCGAGTTTTTGTTGACTGTTATGGATAAGCAATGTATCCTCAACCTATATACGACATATAGGAATTACGGTAATACCTTAATAATGTAAACCATATCTATTATCTTCTTGTTTCTTCTTTTTCTTCAAAAAACTCATTATTTCTCTATCCTGTGCAGAATTTCCAATTTTACGGTTCTCATGTGTGTTTTCATATTTATCTTTTGCCCTTCTTTTTGCTATATCGGTATCTCGACACGTTGAACAATATTCAGAACGATTCTCATTCCACGCAGGGTAGAAAATCTTTCCACACTTCGGATTTTTACAGCGTTTCACACTTCCCACCCCTAAATTGATTTTGTAGAATCTTTCACGTAGTTCTCTAATCGTTTGTGTAACTGTTCGAGGATTTGACAGTCCTTTTTATTGTGGTCCAACACATACGCAAGTGCCACAGGGTCGCCCAATTTTGCTTTCATCCAAAAGTTTCCCTTAATGTGATTCTTTCCTTTAATACCAAGAGCAGCACAGGCAGAATCAAGCGAATTTCTATGCAATCGCATTTTCATCTTTACCATGTAATAGCAATCCTTATGCTGCAATGCACCGAACTCGAGGAAGTCTAACTTGTGCATCATTGCACGAGTTCGTATAAAAGGAACATCGAATTTAGTTCCATAATATGTGAGTATAACATCATATTCTTTCAATGCAACAATGAGTTCTTTTAATATTCGTTTATCGAACTTATAGTTCTGAATATCCAGTGCGGATATGCAACCAGTTTTGTATTCGTTTTTATCTCGTGTTTTTATACACCATGTCAACATGTAATCAAAGTTCGCTTGAAGTCCACCAGATTCTATATCAAGATAACCAATCCGTTTTTCTTTTCCTTTCTCTGTTAAATAACAGTTTGGATGTGATATATATTTATGATGGTGTCTACACGTTTGACTTGCCATTTTTATTAATTCTGTTTTACTAAACCCACTCAAATTAACCATTCTTTTCATCTCCTTACCCGAACATTTGGTCTTTATTTTCTTGTTTTTCCTTTACGTCATTTCCTTGTTTTCCGCCATTCATTTTTTGAATCGCATTTTCCAACATTCGTTCTACTTGATAGTGTTGTAAGTCTGCTTCCCGCATTCCCTCTAATATGGTTATTAACTGCAATTGAAGATGTGATAATTCTAGTTTTGTTATTGGTCTTAGGCATGTAAAATAAAACCATACCTTTCTATACCACTTTGGCGTTCCATCAAATAATTTTGTTTTCACTATACTTCATCACCTTCCATTGGAATTGTTTTTTGTTTTTCATCCGCTTTAAAAAACGGTTTCTTTACGATATCAGTTTGGATAACCTCTGGTGTTCCAAATTTTATTATAACTGTTTTTTTATCACTCGTTCTCTTTAGCATGTCTGCCTCTCGGAGAATCTTTTTTAGTTTTAACTTGCTCTCCTGTGTATCGTTCAATGCGGTGTTAAACTTCTGTCTATCCGAGGCGGTTGTTGCGTTGTCGAAATCTTTTTCTAACTTTCTAATACGTTCATTTATTTTTATTATTTCTGGATTATCTTCATATTCTAGTCCACTGTCTGTTTCATTTATTGACGATACAACCTGTGGTGTATATTTATCATATAGGCTCTGTGCCGTTTGTTTCGATATATCAAATGAGAATCTTTCCTTTAATTTGTCTTTTAATCCCTGTGGACCGCCAATGTCTCCCTCGGTCATTAATTGTTTTGTTGCGTTTTCTATAACACCCATTTCTGCGTTTGTCCTTCTTGACATTACTTCATCCCCCGTTGTTTAATTGCATTTGTTGTCATTTTTTCATATATTTTCATAAGTTCGGTATTTGTTAATTTCTCGTAAGATGATACAATGAGAACCGAATATTTTTCATTTGATACAGATTTCTCTGGGTCTACTTCATCTATTATGTCGTATTCAACTTTCTCAACGTGTATTGATAGTGTTTGTAATCGTATGTCCAATCTCTTTAAGAACGTGTGAATAACCATCGCAACTTCATCTAAGTTCAAATCACTAAATATGTTCTTTTCTATTCTGCTCAGAGATTTCCCCCCTGTTTTGCTCGAATAAGACGTTTTATGCATATAATACGCCCATCTAATTCAATAAATGGATATGACCTATTTGCAAATCTTGCGGTATCTATAACTACAGTGTGTTCTATATCAAATACTTTTAATCCGTGAAATATTCCAGACCCGTTTATTCGGTCTTGTTCACTTCTTATATGAACTACAACTTTTCTTCGTTGTTTTTTATTTTCCATTTTTACCAACTCCGATATTTTTATCCACCCAATCGTCTTGTTCTTTATATGTTGCGGGTGTTATTATATTCCACAATAATTGTGAATCACACACCACACACAATAGCGTTCCTTTCACCCAAGTCATCTCTCGACCACATTTTACACACAATGGAATACTATTCTCTATCATAGTATGTCGTCACTCTCTCCATCATCCTGATTTCCACTTTCTCTCTTAATCCATTCCTTTCTAAAGTTTAAGTAACAGTATAGGCAACCGTGGTAAAGAACTCCCTCAAAGAACCAATGCTTCTCTCTAAGCATTTGCTTTCGACAGAGTGGACATATTTGTTTCACTTAAACACCAACCTTTCCGTCTGGCTTAATGTGTATTATTTTTCGTTCTAAACAGTTTTTTACAAACTCGGCAGTAAAACCATGTTCTGGTAATTGTTCGATAGTTAATTCATACTCGAACATTTCTAAACATGTTAATAATTGATTTATCCTATCTTCTTGAGATAAATCAAAATTTATTTTTACTTTTGGAGTTTGTGTCTCAATTGATGTTGGTGACGGTCTTTGGTTACTATCATCATCTTTAAATTTAACATTTAAATAAATTTGTTTCTTTTGTCCATCTATGGTGATTCTGTCTGGTTCGCACCCTGGTAATGCATCCACTAATTTTTGTGTAAACCATTGGTCTGAAACCGCATGTAAATCGTGTTTTTTACAATATTCTGTGAATTTTATACGCATGATATTTTTTAATTTGTAATCATCACAAGAATATTCGAGACAGTCTTGCACGAATGCCAACACTGGATTTGCCTTTCTATCATAATATCTCATTGCATCTGCTGTGGATGTATTGAATGAAACACGACCCTGTTTTTTTAATCTTTGCAGACCGATTAACGCCCAATTGAATAAACCAGATAGTTCCTCTGGAGTTGCCAATTTGTTTGCATAATCAACGATTGTGTTTGGACCTCCCAATGGAAACTTATTTTGAAAGTCAATGAATATCAATCTATTCCAAATACCGAGACTTCTATCCTTAATCGGTGGTGGTAAATTTGTTGCATATACGAATTTTGCGTGATTTAAAAAATCAAATGCATGTCCATACTTATACTGTCCGTTTAATATATCCATTCCAGATGCTCTCTTTAAGATTGTCGTATTTAGTGGTTCTGAGCCAATATCACCGCATATGTCAGCAGATTTTCCATATAAGTATGCAAGTGCATACGGGTCATCTGAAAATTCTTGCGGTGCTTTTGTTGTAACATTTTCTTTTCCAATGAATGAAATCAATAGGTTTAATTCAGTTCCCTTTCCATTACGACCAGAGCCGATTAGAAAGAAAACATAATTATACATATATGTTGGATATAAGCAATAACCGAATATTTCTTGAACGAGTGGTATCTCCTCTGGTTTATGAACATCACTAAAAAACTGTAAAATTTTTGGACATGTTGCATCCTTATTATAATCAAAATTCAATTTTCTCGTAAAATAGTAATCCTTACTATGTGGTATTGTTTCCAATGTTGATGTATTTACTATGCAATTCTTTAAATTAATTAGGTCGATATAACCATCCAATTTGTCTCTTTTTACTCTTATTGCATAAAAGTTCTTTACGGCACTAACAACTTCCAGAACTTGGTGGGCTTTTGCGGTGTCTCCTAATACCCACTGTGCTATTGTTTTAATTCGTTGTTCACCGTTTTTTAAATATACACCATCTTTATAGTAAAGTATCTCTGAATCTTCAGAATCAATAACGAGATATCCTCTGTTTTCACCGCTTTGTGCGACACTATCAAAGTCTTTAAACACTATATCTCCCGCAAGAACGCTTGGTAATACCTTTTCACCCTCCTTATAAATTTTAAGTTTCTTTTTTAATTCTTTTACAACTTCAACGATTTCGTTATCTTCTTCCATTATCTTACCTCAATCGTATCATCTATTAATCCCGCTAAAACCTTATGCCCAATTTTTGATAAGTGTTGCCCGTCTGTGTGCAGCATCTCTGGGTAGTGTTTTGTCATGTTGTGTAATCTAACCCTATCACAATCGAATATGAAACATGCTCTACGCAAATAGTCATTATACTTTTCTATGTTATCATTTGCACCATAATTCCTTTTTACCACTTCATCTGATACATTAACAATGTCTATAATTATTGGTTTGGCATCAGACATTACTATATCGTGTAATATTTTTCGTATGTTGTAATTGAAATCGTTGCTTTCCGTTGTCACTCTTGGAAACATTCGTGTAAAGTAATATCGATAGTGTCTGTGAAAGTAAGTAACTATCTGTCTCAATTGAAATGGTAGATAGAATAATATGAGTTTCGTATTCTTTGCATAAACTCTCGGAAAACTATCGACAAGACCCAAATGCACGATAACGTAATCCATCCCTGGTTCAATCTTATATTCATCGCTTGTTTTTTTACTGTATGCAGATGAACGGGTCACATCGTATTTCTTACTCAAAATGTATGGGTAAGTATCTTTGTATAATATTCCCTCATCCTTTCGATGAAGCGATAGAGAATCTCCAATTATTTGAATCCTGATTTTCTCCATTCAATTACCTTCCTTATTGTGTTTGCAGTTATTTCTGCACTGTTTCCAAAGTATGCTAATTTTTTATTTAGAAAATCTTTTCTATATTTTATAAATCGTTCTCTATATCGTTGTTTCAGTGATTCTTCTAATGCGATATTAAACATCTCTATGTCGTCTACACGAAATTCTATTTCACCATTAAATTGGTCGAAGAAATTTAAATATTCTGGATGAACGATGATGATTGGAACTCCCGCAACTACCGCCTCAAATGATGTATATGATGCCATTGATACCTGAACGTCTGCAACTTTTAATAAATCAGACATTGATGCGGTTTGGGTAATACTATAATTTGCACCCATTTGACTTCCAAATATAACCATCGAATATGTTTTTATATCTTCTGATGGGTGAACCTTAATTATAAAATGAATATCGGGATTTTGCGAAATAATACCCCACAACATCCCATACATTTCTCTTACTTGATTTCTTGTTAAAATTCCCATATCCATTAATTTATTATATGGTTGTGTGCAAATCAACACAACTGGTTCTTTAACATCAATCCTTACCTTTTGATTATAGAATTTGTCCAATAGCGGATTTCCCACTGAAAACGTATTTGATGTATCTTTTATTTGATTTGAAAACTCCGCACTCCAAAATAAATTATAATTTGTTTTTCTTTCATTTCCATAGTATTGCTGTCGTCTGCCTATCGGTGTATGCAATAATTTATTAAATAGTGAATATACCACTATTCTGGAAATCTTTTCTTTCCACGTTTCGGGTGCAACTTCCAAGAAACTCGGTTGCATGATAAAAAACGGTCTGTTATGTTTAACCGCCCATTCGTTGCATAATCTAGTGACTAGACCACCCATATCGGAGGTAGTTATAATTGCATCTGGATTTAAAAAATTCATTCTATCATTGATGTGTCTCTTTAATATCTTTACAGACTTAACGGTTTTTAACACATTTCTTGATTTCATATTATCATATGCAGTTGTTACCAAATTCTTGTTTATTCGCAATGTCATATCAAAATTATCTGGAACGGCAACCCCGTTGGGTTCTTCCTCATTTGTGTCGATGTAGAAGTTCACGCCAACTTTCTTTATTTCCTTTGCGATACTGGAGAGTATCGGTAACGATAAATAACGAGGAAGTCCGATATATGCGACTTTTATGGTTATGTTGAACCCTCCCCGTATTTCACTCGTTCCTCCAATCTTACTAGTTTTTTCCGTTTCGCCATCTCAACTAGGTCATCACCATATATCAATCGCATTTGTGCCATCATTATTTCAACATCTGCGATTTCTGATACAACATCACCGATTGTTGAACCGTTGTGATTTCTTCCCCATTTTGCCAGTTTCACAATGAGTTCACTAAGTTCTTCTATCGCCATTCCGATTTGTGCTTGTTCACCCCAAAGATTCAAAGCACGTTGATATATTGATTTATTGCAAACACCAGTTCCTTCACACTCGTCACACACGTCATCTAATTCGTGTTCATGGTCACCATCTTGATATTTATAATATATGATTCCACTTCCATTGCATTTATTGCATTTTAACATGATGCCCCTTCCTCTTTTTTCTCTATTTCACCCGTTCCATTGCACTTGTCGCAGAACTCCCACATTGCATCCACGCCAGTTGAGGTTATCCATAGGATTCCACCCTCTCCATTGCATTTATCACATTTTTTACATTTGCTCATGTTCTCACACTCGCCCAGAAAACATCCTTCCCAATATACATATTTGCCTGTTCGTGAATTTCTAACAGTTTCTTACGGCATTTGTTACAAATATAATGGGTTCTCGATTTGTCCTTTGAGTATGCAAGATTCTCAGAACTATACTCCTTTGGTTTTAGAGGTAAATCGCATACTTTACAGTTAATTTGTTCCATCGTAACCACATTTGCATTTTTCACCAATTTTCACCCTATATCGCCTTTTACACTTCGGACACGTCACTTTCATTTGCTCTACACCATCCATACCATTTTTTCCGATGACCGCCCAATCGGGCTAGGATAAAGTGATATAAACACAGATAGGACCACCCGCCCACAATGTAGACTTCAGCGAATGGTTTACGATGACATTTTCCATTCCAATCGCAGTGGAACTGTGCATCAAATTTTTCCTTATCGAGTTTCTTCATAAGGTCATCTAGTTCTCTTTCTAATAATTCATTTGGGGGGTTTAATGTCATTTTATTCCTTCCAACACAATCTACTCGTGCAGACCACGATTGCCCCAGAAATTGCCACGAGAAACCCCAGAATAAGCGATTCTACGCACTCGAGAACCGAAGCAACGGTAATTGCTGCACCAAACGTAAAAACGGCACATCCGACAAGAATTTGCAACATATCCCGTTTACGCAGAAATTGAACCTTTCGGTCTTTCTCCCGCTTGAAGTCATCCCCATTTATCCATCCTAAGTTTCCCATGTTCACCGCCCCAATAGATAAGCAATCTCGTATAGTTTATAGCATATGATTGCCAGTAGAGCAATCTTGAATAGTTCGCCTAAGTTCACCGTGATTTTCATCATGTTCACGCTATCCTCAATAACATCATAATTACACCCCTTTATATCCCCTCGCATAACGATTGTTAACTACATAGCAATCCCTCCCCTTATATAAACCCTTGCTATACTTCGGTGAACGTGGCGGTGAACGGCAAAAAACCGCCATATATATAATATTAGAGAAATCCGCAAAAATCCGCAGAAAAGCCGAAAATAAAAAGAATTAGACCAGAAATAATTAAGTTCCAGTGGAAATATAGGTCATTAACGATTGTTAATAATTGGTCTGTTTTTGACCCCCTTTTTGACTTTGGGCGGTTTGGGTGTTCACGGTAAAATAGCAAGACCCTGTCCGAGCAAAAAACCAGGTTCAACAGTGTTGTGCTATGGTTTTATGGACAGGGTAATTTCTACTTGTTGATTTAAAAATGGTGATTATACTAAACATAGATAAAATACTATGTCCAGAATGCACCACTTTTAACAGGTTACTCCGAGAGAGTGCGTGGACAGGGTAAGATTGTGGTCATTTTACCTGCACATATATACAAATATATATATATTTATATATCTTTGACTGTCGTAAATTGCCTGAATTAACACTCGTTAATTTTAAATTAAATAAATTAAATCTAATTCTTTGTAAATTAATTCTCTCCGAGAAGCGAAAATTAAATAAATTAATATTATATGATGTTTCATATAAAAATCAGTATTGCAACAAATTCAGGTGTGCTATCGTTGCGGGGTAGCACGACCTCCAGAATTAGACCCCAGGATGTAAGTCACTACCCCTCGATTTTTATTTTTTCTGCGGGATTTTAATGGGGGTATATATACTTATCGCAACACTTATATAGTATATGATTTAAAAGTATATAAAGTATATCATAAATCGAAAGGTTTATATACCCCAGATTTCCTGGATTTGCCTGAATTAACAATAGTTAATTTATATATATAAATGTAAGTCTTTAAGATAAAAGATATATAATTATATATATAAAATAGTGTTAACCGTGCTATTCCTCCGAGGGGGAGATATATGATTATATATATAAAAGTTGAAATTGCCACTTTAAACGGTTAACATGTATCGTGCTACGAAACATAAAAAACGTGCTACGGTTAACTATCAGTAAACATAAAAAGAAAAAATAAGGTTAATTAAACACTATATACCCTTACTCTTACTCCGTATTTATTATTACTATCCGATGCGATATAGTAATTTAAACCTTCTTTATCGCATATCGTCACTATATCCCTTAATATGGGAGTAGTTAGTAATTCACTGGTTACTATTATTTCGTTTCCATCTGGGTCGATTTTAGTGTTAACTCCCAGGCTCAACCGTGTTATTTCATGTCTTAATTTTCTTAATACCCGTTTTTGTTGGTTAACTAACATATTTTTACACACTCCTTATTATATATTATATCGCTTCTTACTTATATGCTTATGGTGTAATTCTTACACTTTGGTTAACTATCGGTGAACACTGGTTTTAAAGCGATTTAAAGCGTTATTCCCGTTTGGGCTACATTGCCCCGTTTTAACCTTTTAAATCGTTTGGCGGGGCTGAATTAAAGGTTCTTACGTCAATATTTAATAAGTCTATAGTATCGTTATTGATAAACTTATAGTTATTGAATTTTTCCCCGTTTATGTCTTTAAGATAATAAGCATAATCAAAATTACTCTTATCCCTGGAGTATTCCATATTTTCTTTAATATATACCCATATACACGCCTGGCACTCACTAGGTTTTATATTTAAATCCCTTGAAATATGGTTTATTATTGTTGTAATATGTCTTATGTCTGTTATTGTTGGCACTCGCTTTTTATTGTTGGTGAAAAACTTAATCATATGAGTATCTATAACTACTTGTGATAAATCGCCCCGTAACGCTAGGGTAAAAGGTTTAATCTTATTAACATGTGGTAATTTACCCGATAATATACGCTTTATGTTACCTTGAATAGATTTATTCGCTATTCCATAATTTAACTCGTAAGGGGAGTTATTATTAATTATAGACTGATAAGACATTAATGCAAAGTCTATATTTGATTTAAGGTTATTTTGTTGACTGGTAACACTGATTAGTTTTAACATTAAATCGTAATTATACGGGAATTTATCCTTAATCATATTAAGGGAATTTTTATACCAGTCTTTATATTTGATATATTTTAAAACTATTTCTTTTAATTCTTTATTTGTTGGTATATTATTATCTTTCCTATATTGTGTTAGTGTTACCCTTGAATTTAATCTTTTTATCATTTTATCACTTATCCTTTTTACCCGATAAATTATTAATATAATCGTCAATTAAGAATAGTTTTTTTTCTTTATTATACTTCTTATTTAATTCGTATATTTCTAAATAATCTTTTTTACTTAACTTCATATTTTCACTCCTTTTTATATCCACATAATTATTTCTATTTCATCGGGCACTTTTTTATAGTTTTTCTTTTTGATTATGGTTAACTCCTGGTTTAACTTCATTTAATCACTCCTTACCAGTTAACTGGTGAATACGGTTAGTGACTATTACCAGTTTTTCAATAAAGATAAAATCGTTTATCTGTGATTCGTCAATAACTCCAATAACTAACATTTTTATAGCCTCCCTGAATTTTCGAGTATTACTAATAGGTTAAAGAGTATATCGGTATTTTTTAAATTACCAGATTCGTATTTTTCGTTTGTTTCGTTTATTAAATCTTTAATTTTCATATTTTTACACACTCCTTATATTCTATTATATCGTTTCTACCTTATATACTTATGGTGTAATTTTAACATTTTGATAGTATTATCTCTTTATTTTCTAATAAATCGTATATTGAATATTGCCCGTAAAATTTACCAGTGTTAATAGATTTTTGTTTTTCTGATAAGATTAAAATTAACTCGATAATAAATAGTTCTTTATCTTTATCGTAATAGCCCCCGATATAATTATTAAACGGGAGTAACTTAAAATTTTCGTGATAGTAAATAACCTTATTTTGATATCTTTCAATTAAAGGTTTTTTTACTCCCATACAATAACGCTTTTTATTACTAGGTTTTACTTTGTTTATTCTATTATACTTAAAGCATATTGTAAAACCTTTATAGTTATTATAAGCATATCTTTCAAGTCTATTAATTATATTGTTTATCTCTGTTAACTCCATATTTAACACTCCTTTATTAAAGATTAAAGAATAAGTATAATTAATTAAAAAAACCTATATGTTCTTTTAACCAGTTATACTTATTTTGTCTTTTACGTTTCAACCATCGATAAACGCTTTTTTTCGTTTGGTTAGTTTTACTTATCATTTTATCACATATCCTTTTTTCTTATACTCTATTATATCGTTTCTAGTATTTATAATTTTTGAGATAGAATAACACTTTGATATAATATCACTATTCGACCCGTTTATTTTTATTTGATTTTAGCATATTAATTAATACGGTCCATAAATCGATTTAAATTTTTAGCATATAGTAACACGTTTTAAAAAAGATAATCGATTTTGACATACTAGCACTTTGACATAATTACACGAAATGTTTAAATAACAGAATGACTAAATACCATATAGTGATAATAATGAAGTGTAATAATTGGAGTAATATAATCAAAAAGGTAAAATACCATAAACCATGTAGTTACAAATACGAATAATAGAGAAATGATAATATGTCAAAAGACTATAATATCAAAATGGTAGAACACCAAAACGGTGAACAACCGAAACGGTCAATCGGCAACACACGGACAAACGGACAAACCGACAAAACGGACAAAATTGACGGACAAAAAAGATATATAAATATATATGAATCGGCAAAAGTAATATAAAGGTGGACCGACAAATAGATAGGTAAGGTGAAAAAAATGAAATATAGATTTGGACCAGATGATTTAAAAAATAAGAAAGTCACACATAAAAATATGAAGGTAATATTTAGATTAAAGTGCAATATGAGTAATCATACATTGGGGCATCATATCGCAAAGTGGGTATATCTCGATGATGATAAAACAGAAGCGAAAATTACGACAAACTATATCACGGTGTTTTTACCCAAGTTGTGGAGACAATATGTGTGTTATAATGAAAAAAATTACTCATTTGATGAAATATTCTCAGAGGTTGTATCACACGAATTGCTGCATGAAGTATTGTTTCGTATAGATGGCGTTAAAGCGTGTGGAGGATTAGACAAATTAAACGGACAAAAGTATCTGTTTCGTGATGCCGAGAAAATCGGGGCAGGTATTCCGTTGAATAGAAATAACAAATCGGAGGAATAAAAAATGCCAACAATAAGAGAATATCTGACGGACCTAGCAAATAGGAATACGTCAACAGAGGCAGATGATATGTTTATGAGCAATATCCTGACAAAACTCGGGATTGACGGGCGTTGCACCTGCGGAATTGTATATATTAAGCCGTATAATACCGCACCGACAGATATACACACGTTTGCAAAAGCAATATTAAAAATGGAGTAGTGAAATAAAATGGATGAAGTAGAACTAATAATTGCATTCGAAAGTGGAGATATAACCGCCAAACAAGTTTTGGAGTTATTCTCGATGCTGATAAAAAACGGACACGCTTGGACTTTGCAGGGAAGTTACGGAAGAATGGCGACAAAATTAATTAAATCGGGCTACCTATCGGACCACGGAGATATTTTAAAAGAACCGGAGGCGTGAACAAATGAAACTATTTGTAATAACCATATCAAAGTTCGTTGGAACTTTCATAAACCAAAATATCATAGAATTACAGGCAGAAAAAATGACGGACCTATTACCGAGTCTAGCATACTACAAACAAATAGACTCATATACGAAAATACAGATTGAAATTGAGGAAGCGTGAACAAAATGCGTGAACTAAAGAAAGAATTTAACCTGCACATAACGAAAGAGCCGATGATAAAACAGTATCACGGGGTGTTGCTAATGAAGTATAAATCAAACGGAGTAAAGCCCCACGGTATCTCAATGAAGCGACAGGCAGAAGCCCAGATGGAATACCATTGCTCGAGGGAAACCTGCGGTGGTTTTATCTTGGACAATACGGGAGACATGAAATTAAATAAGTGGGCGTTAACGTGCAGAAATTATAAAATGTATGGGCATAAATCACCCATTGGTAGCGTCATTGGTATACTATCCCACGAATTTATGCACTACCTATTAACGGATATTCCACAGGCAAATGACGAGTGGGATAACATAGCACACGAATTAGAAACAGATGGATACTTAGGAAGTGGTTAAAATGAACGCAGAACAAAAAGCAAAGTATAAAATTGAAATGAGCAATATCCTCGCATGGGGCGGAACGAAAGAAGAACAGTTGAGTGCATTTATTCAACTGGTTGAAGAAATATTGGAGGCGTGAACATGAAAAAATCCGATATAGATGAAATATTGATTAAACACAAAAAATGGCTGAATAGCGAAATAGGTGGTGAATGGGCAAACCTTGAAGGGGCAAACCTTAAAAGGGCAAACCTTAGAGGGGCAAACCTTGAATGGGCAAACCTTGAATGGGCAAACCTTGAAGGGGCAAACCTTGAAGGGGCAAACCTTGAAGGGGCAAACCTTAGAGGGGCAAACCTTAGATGGGCAAACCTTGAAGGGGCAAATCTTAGAGGGGCAAACCTTGAAGGGGCAAACCTTAAAGGGGCAGACCTTGAGGAGGCAAACCTTAGAGAGGCAAACCTTAGATGGGCAGACCTTGAGGAGGCAAACCTTAGAGAGGCAGACCTTGAGGGGGCAGACCTTAGAGAGGCAGACCTTGAGGAGGCAAACCTTAGCCGGGCAGACCTTAGACGGGCAGACCTTAAAGGGGCAAACCTTAGAGGGGCAGACCTTGATTTTAGTTGTTTACCCCTGTGGTGCGGAAGTTTTAAAATGAAAGTAGACGACAACATATTAGAACAACTATTAACGCACATAAGACGATTAGATGTGTCCGACTGTTCTACCGCAAATAAAAAACTTGTCCGTTCTATACCGAAACGTGTAGAAGATAAACTGCGTAAACGACACAATATAACGGAGGCGTGAACAAAATGCGTGAACTAAAGCGATTGATAAGACTATCGGCAGTTACTAAATTAGACATCATACGATATATATTAGATGAACTAACTACGTTTGTTATGTATGGAGATGAGTGAAAGGATTGGTAAAAATAAACCACGAATAAGAACAAAAGAACAAAACAGACAACACAATAAAGAATGGAGACAGCGTGTAAAAATAGACGTAATATCACATTACGGACATGATGGAAAACCAACTTGTGTCAGTTGTGGATTTGATGATATACGTGCATTATCCATTGACCACATATTTAATGATGGTAGTTCACAAAGAAAGTCAATGCCTGAAACAAAAGGTAGTTGTTTTTATCCATGGTTGCGAAAGCATAACTACCCAGTTGGCTATCAAACACTTTGCATGAATTGCCAATTTATTAAACGGTTTATGGTATTTGAACAACAAAATCAATATAAAGGGGTGTAATTATGATGTTATTGAAGGACAATATGAAAAAAGAACGAAATAGAATCGGATTATTGCAAATGCTCAGAGAACAGGAAATACGTGATTTAAAAAATGAAAATGTAAAACGTATTGCGTCTGATTCAATCACGACAGAAAATGATTATTCAGAAAACTTTAATAATGATTGTTGGACTGAAGTTGGCGTCTACACACAAATTGATGTGTATAATAGAGACGATGGTAGACAAAACATATTTAACAACAAACGAATGGTATCTAATTTAAACAAAGAAACAGACAACGATTTCAATGAGAGACAGTTCAACATACTTAAAATGTTGAAACAAAAAAGAAAACAGGAGGACAAAAAATATGAGTAATATTCACATCCACTGTGGCGGTGAACTTACGCTACAAAAAGAAGGAAATTCCCGAGAGTATGACCTATACTTCTGTGACAAATGCCGAAAGGTAGTTAAGGTTTTCACAGCACCATCGTATGATGAATATGTCGCAGAGGGTTATATTAAAAAACCTGCGGTATATTTCTTTATGCAAAATGGGGCACAGTTTTGTTCAAAATGTGGAACAATGAATAGCACACATGATAAGAAATGTAGAGGGTGTGGCGGTAAACTTACAGTGAACATCCCAAAACCACGGACAATTACAGACACAGGGAGGTTTGGACTATGATTACACTAGAAAACAAATGTCCTAACTGTGGTGCATTTAATCACCCAAACAATAAAAAATGTAGAAAATGTGGGGCGTGGTTACACATATGATGAAAAGCATTGTCTATATTATGTATTCGCATAAACGACACTACATCGATTCAGACAATTGGTATTATGATACAAAGATTCACGGAATATTCACCGAAGAAGATGTATCGAAGTATAGACTTGAAAGAAAAAAAGCAAACGTTAAATGCATGATTGTTCCATTAAATAAGTTCGTTGAATCTGGGGTTGAACTATGAAGATAAATAAAATCATCGGCAAACCAATCTACTTCATTGACAAAAACGGGGCGTGGAGAATTTCAATAGCAACTTCCGTTGTTGGTAACACGATTACAACAACCGATGCAGTTGGTGGTAAGGAACGGATACACCCAACGACAAGTAAAATATTCGGTGTGGTAACTTATAGCAAGAAACAACAGGTTGTCTTTGAAGAAATAGAATTTAATCAAATACGAATTGGAAAGAACATAAAGAACAAGGTTATAAAAAAGGAAATAGATGCAATGAAAGTAAAACCACTTAGGACAAAGCGACCCAGAGCAGGTAGACCAAAGAAGGTGAAATAATGGCGATAACAGACATTCACATAAACAAAAAGATAATAATTAAACACATAGTAGATACTAGCCACGTTTCGGTGTCATTCGCTAGTCACTATGTCCATGATAAAGAAACAATGTTGGGGTTCTATAATCTAAATTCAGCACACATCTGTTTGATGTTGGATAGAATAAACGATGCAGATAGCGAATCATTTAAAAATAAATCAATGGAGGAAAAGGTTTGCTATTGCCTAACACACGAAGAAATACACCACTGGTTAAATGAAAATGAGGGTTCAATGACCTGTTGGAAATTTGACAATATAGCGTTTAAATTTATGAGAGGAATGTAAAATGAAAAAGAGATTCGAGTTGGTAGATGAAGAAGGATATATTTTACTTGTCTATGAGTGGGAGTAATAATATGACAGTAGAATTTAAAAAAGGTCATAATAATTCACGTCACATTGAAGAAAAATTATTGGACAAAGAAGAATCAATATGGTTTATTTCATTCCTTGAGGAAGAAATACAAAGACACAAAGAGGCAATAATGAAGTGCGATTATCTAATGAGGTTCTTTCATCTCGTTCCCGTTGTTCGTATTGCATACGAGAGTTCAATTCTAGGACATAGGGATGATATCGTAGCAACACAAAAAACAGTGGATTATTTAAAAGATAAATGGAGGATTTAAATGAGTGCAAATAAAAAAGCAAGAGACAAAGCATACTTCGAAATAGCGACAATGGGTAAGGTTTCACATCCAACACATAGGCAGGTTACATCGGCAAACAGACAAAAGAAAGACCGTAAACGTGCAGAACAGCGTGAACTAAACTTAGCAAGATTCAAGCGTGATTAGAGATGACGACAGATTCGCTACTTAAAGAAATTAAATCATATCGTTATTTATCACCAAAAGAAATAAGATGTAGAAAAATTAGAAAAATAATTAAAAATAATAATAAATCGTTGATATCACGTGCAAGAGAAATACACGATTTATTCGATGGGGTGTATTAAAGATGACGATAGTTATTCCAGAACAATTAAAGAATTATGCCTTTCGCTTTATTAGAATAGATATGGAAGGACCGAGTGCCAGAAAGAAACCGCTAGACATAGATTGGCAGAACACAAATAACTATGCAATAATTGATAGAACTCTTAGAGATTGGGTAATGTTCGGTAACAATTATGGCGTGGTTTGTGGTTACGGAAACCTTGCGGTGATAGATGCCGATGACCCTGAGATAGATTTTCTGGTATTAAACCGATTGCCAAAGACGTTCACGGTGAGAACAGGAAGCGGTGGAAAACACTATTATTATATTATACCAGACTTGGAAAAGAAATTTGTTCTGACAAAAGGAGACAAGCACTATGGGGAAATACAGTGGAAAAATTCTCAGGTCGTTGGTCCTAACTCTGTTCATCCGAGTGGAAATAAGTATGTGGTTGTGGGTGATTATGCTATTGCTACTATATCGAATCAACACATAAAGGAAGTGTTCGAAAAATTTATAACGCCAAATACCCCAGAGAGGACTTATCAAGGAGAAAATCCTCACCAATATATTGACCTATCTAAGATTGTAAACTTAGAAAACTTCAGACAAAAGGGCGGTGAGTTTGTTGGAAAACATCCAATACACGGTTCATCCACTGGCGGAAACTTCAGTATCAATATCGAAAAAGGACTATTTCACTGTTTCCGTTGCGGAACGGGAGGCGGTGCTGTAAGTTTAATAGCAATGTTGAACGGACTAATTAAATGTTCAGATGTAAGAATGGGTTGCATTACACCAGAGATTCGTGAACAGGTTGTCAAGATAGCAAAAGAACAATATGGTATAATAATAGAGGATTAAAAATGCAATCTAAATCACAAATTAAATATAATAACTCATTAAAAGGAATACAAAGAAATATTAGATATGAGCAATCAAAAAAATATAAATCTCTTAGAAAAGAATATAACAAATTGCACCATTATATTAATCTATTCAGACAATATCATAATTTTGTTATGGAAAATTGTGCAATCTGTGGTTCAAATAAAACTGAATGCCATCATCCAAATACAAAATTACCTCTGCATATTTATTTTTTATGTAGAAAACATCATTTAGAGCAACACGGAATGATTGAAAGTAGTTCAATCTTAAAGGAATGATAAGGTGATAAAATGAGTGAATTAAAAAAACTTTGGGCAAAACGAAATAAATTACATAAGAGAACGCAGGTCCGTCTGAGTGTTGTTGACGACATATTATTAAATCATAGACGACAAACCATTCGTGCTATCGATAGGACAATTAACGATATGAAGTGGTATAGACGACAAAACTATTCATACGTTGACGGCTCTGTTACTGAAGTTAAAATACCTAAAAACAATAAGAGAGCAGAAGAAAGCAAATATTTATAGGTGTATTATGAAACTAAGGAAAGCGATATCACTAATATTGATTATCACAATGATATGCACCATAGTAACAGCAGGTCTTATGACATACATCGGAAAACTTCAATCGAATATAACTGTCGAGCAACCAGTTCGCCTAGATTGGCACAATTACGACAAAACAGTTATGGACAATTTCACTGGAATTGGGGGCAATACGGTGAAACGAAACCACACGCTTGAGATTAGGTGCGATAGAAATGTTAATTTAACCATAACAACGAAGGCAGTTCAGGGAATATTAACATACTACGAATACTACGAAGGGGTTGTTTGCCACAGTCTAACCAATCCTCAACTGTTGTCACCTGGAATATACACGATTACATTCTGTTATGAGTTAGACCTAAATCTTACACCTGCAAAATATATATTACTTAGCACACTATCGGTGACAAAATGACGAAAGTAGAGAAGCGAATAGTTATATTTCCGCAGAAATTTAAATCAGTGACGTTAACTATCACTGATGCGGAATCATTTAAAGAGGCAGATGAATTGCTGATACACGAAGTATCACGATATCTTGACCTATTGGAAAAGGAAGATATAGAAGTATTAAAACGAACAATAGGATTGGTGGTAATAAATGAGTGAAGAAGGAAAGAAATTAGAATTGAACCTGAAAGACAATGTTGCAACAAAAGAATCGTTTGGTGCGGAAGGACCAACAAAAGAGCAACTCCAGACGATTGAGAAACAAATCATACTTGTGCTGCTCGACACAAAGAAAATGCTAACAACGGCTGCTGAGTTATACACAAAGTTGCGGTGCTTCCACTTGGTTATATCTTTGGATGCATGTGTGAAAAACATCGATGAATATCTTGCGGAGTATGAACGACAAAAGGCGGTGAGCAAATAATGTTTGCTTACAATATCGATAGGTTAGTTCAGAAGATAGATGATTTTCTAGCATATGATGTATCACTGAGAATGGCAGAGGAATTTATGAAAACTCCAAGCGATGAATATGCAGATTGGCAAGATGAATGCAAAAAAGAATTTGACAAAATGCAACGACAGATATACAGATTTATACTGGAGTTCTAATGACGAATAAGAACTATGTGAAAGGTGCAAACTTCGAGAGAAAAGTTAAAAAGCAATACGAAGAATATGGATATCTCGTATTCAGAACTGCGGGGTCACACTCACCTGCTGATTTGATAGCATTTCCACCTTTGAGAAACATCAAAGAGTGGCAACCAATATTAATCCAATGCAAGAATACAAAGAAAGTGTATCTTCCAGATGATATGAAAGAACTAAAATCAATTGCAGAGGAACACGGTTTACGTGCAGTTCTCATAAGTAAAAGAGATAAAAAACCAAATTTGGTTACATGGATAGTGAAAGAATGAATGAAGAACCACAAAAGAAAGACTTAACGGTTGTTCTTATTCCAGTAACAGCACAACCTCCAACATTTGGTATGATAATGTCAATCATGGCTTTGTATGATAAGTATGATGAGTTCGTGATTTGCGTTAGGGATGACCCGATAGTGCTAGACACGGAGACTATCGTTAAAATGCTATCTCTAATATTCAGATTACCTAAGTTCATGGTTATATCCCACACGCAAAACTTCGAATCTCTGGTTGAGTTTCCTCAAGACCTTCCGTTCTTTAATTACGTTGCTACGCTATCAGAACGGGTGCATACAAACTTGGTATTGAAGGGCTACGGTAGTTATCTAATACCACGTGCTATGGGGTTTGATGAGATGTTTCACCGCAATGCTTGGAGACAGAGCAATGCACTGGAAATATTACGTTCAAATATTAAACAAACAAAATTTAAAGATTGTGTAAAAAAACCTGAGCCACAGGAGGAAGGTGATTAAATGGCATGGACCAGTAGACAGGAAAATGAGGATGTTGTGTTTGTCGCATTCGGCAAAGAGAATGCAAAGGGCGATAATACATACCTTGTTGAAGCAGGTGGAAGTATCGAAGGTCACGTTACGAAGATAGCAAACTCTGAGACATACAAGAAAGTCTATACCTTACAAGTCGATGGTGTCGAAAAGAAAGTCGTTATCACTGGAAAAACTCTGTTGATAAAACAGATGGAACGCAACGAAGTTAAAGAAGGCGACCTAGTGCGAATCACTTACATTGGTATGTTCAAGACAAGCAGAGGAAAACCAGGATACAACCTGAAAGTCGAAGTTGATAGGAATTAAATCCTATCTCTTTCATTCTTTAGAGGTAAAAATGGTAGACTATAAAATTTGGGTAATATGGTGGTGGGATGAAGAACCTTCCACATTTGAAGATATAAAAAGGGATTGTTCAAAAATGACCGATACTGAAAAAGAATCATTTCATATATTAAAACCATATGTTACACCAAAAGATATTAAACACATTGAATATACAAAACAAACAAGTCTCGATGAGGTTATTAGGTTCTGTCAAATGCGTGGATTTACAAAATATGTTATTTTCAATTCAGATTTCAAACATGTTGCCACAGATGGTAAACATGTTTTACTAGGATTAGGATAGGTGAAATAATGGAAGAAAGAAAGCATGTTTGGTTAAGAAGGGAAAGATGCTTTGCACAATATGGAAATCTTAAACATCATTATTCATATTATTATTATATATGCGAAGATTGTGGTATTATAATATCAGAAGAAGAATATAATAAATTGGAGGAAGAATAATGGAAACACCGATGGTAGAATTAAAAACATATGCAACCGATAATGTCCGATTCTTTGCAAAACTAGAGGGTGTGTCAATCGGTGGGTCAATTAAAGACCGAGTTGGTGATTGGCTAGTTCACCAGGCGGTGAAACATGGCTATTTAACGAAAGGTGACACCATTATTGAGGCAACATCGGGAAATACTGGCATTGGATTGGCTATTGCTGCGGTAAAATACGGTTTTCCATGCAAACTATTAGTTCCAAAGTCAACTGCAAAAATGAAGATTAAGATGATGAGAGCCTTCGGTGCTACCGTTGAAATCATCGATGGAACGATTGACGATTGCATTGGCTTAGTTGAGGGAATGGCTGCAAAATCAAATTACGTGTGGCTAAATCAATATGACAATGAGGAAAGTGTCGAATGTCATTATAGAACAACTGCGAGAGAAATTGAAGATTGGATGTGGAATTACATAAAACGCAATCAATCGATATTTAATAATTCTAGTAAAAAGCAATTTATACTTGTCGCTGCAATGGGAACAACAGGAACTATAATGGGATGTTCAAAGTATCTAAGTCCTCAAGGATGGACAATCTACGGTGCAATGCCAGACCCAAAAAGCAAGATTGAGGGATTAAAAAACTTACATATTCAACGCAGACCGAAGATATTTGACCGCAGGGAAATAGACCAAGTGATTTGCGTGAACAGTGCAGAAACGAAACGTGCAATAAAAGACCTTGCACTGAGAGAGGGTATCCTAGCAGGTCCGAGTTCTGGTGCTGCGTTATGTGCTGCACTATTCGTTGCAAACTTACAGCCTAAAGATAAGAAAACAAATATCGTTGTAATATTCGCAGATAGGGGTGAACGCTATTTATAAATACATGGGGTTGATATAAATTGTTCGATAGAAAAGCATACGCTAAAAAATATTATAAAAAATATCGAAAAATAAATAGAAAACGATATAATAAATATTCAGAAAAACACAGACAAAAAATTAGGTGCTTTCTAAATGATATTAAATCAAATGGTTGTGCAATATGCGGATATAATAAACATATAAAAATATTGCATTTCCATCATGTTACTAAAAAATATAAAAAATTCAATGTTGATTCTGGAACGGTTGGGATGAAGCAATTAATTAATGAAATTGATAAATGTGTAATATTGTGTGCAAATTGTCACTATGAAATGCATCTTATAGAAAATGGAGAGATAAAAAAATGATAGCAGACCTAATATTGACCGCAGCGAGTGTTGGATTTGTTGTTGCGGATTTAAAACAGGCATGGAAACTCTGGAGTAATAAGCATTATGATGTTTCAGCATTCAGTATTACACACTTCAGACTTAAATTAACATCACTCGTATTGGTGATTATCGGCTACACGCTAGTTGGCGTTCACGTTGCGTTAACTGTGGCAATTTCACAGTTATTATTGAATATCTACATAGCAAATAGAATTGGATGGAGGCATCATAAATGAAAGAAAAAGTAATGTTTACAAAAAAATTTAAGCATCTCGACCTATACTTGGCACACAACTTTGATAGACGACACGAATTTAGAATCATAGAATTGGAATTAGAGAGACTATATAATATAAATCTTCACAATCCATTTTTTGATTCTATGGAAAGAAAAGACAGGAGATTGATTTTGTCTAAAAAGGCAAGGCATGACGAAGCGTGTATCGCTAAAAAAACTATGGCGGAATGTGAAGAATTGGTTTACCGTGATTTATCTAATATAGACAATCGTGATGGTCTATTCACAATAATACACGAACCAAGTTTGGGAACTGCATTTGAAATATCACACGCACATAAAACAGGTAAACTTGTATTTGTTGTAAGTGAACGATATAGCGACCATCCCTGGATTAGAGTTTACGCAGATTATCGATTTAAAACAATGGATGAATTTATAAAGTGGTTGAGTAAAAATGGCTACAAAAAAGAAACCAAGTCCGTATGATTGCATTAAAGGAAGTCCTATACTTGAACGTGGCGAGAAACTCGTTCCGTTCTGTTGTTTCGGTGAACAACGAAACTGGACTGAAATAGCGAAAGAACTGGACATAATTACAGAACGCTACGGGAGTGAGTTCCCTAAATTTGACATGCGTGAGAAGGGTTGGGTTTATATATATACAAGAAAAGAGGGAAAACGGAGGGTGTTTATAGAATGACCGAAAAGAAATATCCTTATCACAAATACTTTAAAGACCTATCGAAATACTCAGATTCGCTTGATGTAAATAAATCAACATCTTCATCGAGATTTGGTTTAAAACGTGCAAGAGATATTTTCACGATGGGTAGAACATACTATGGCGAGGGGGGATATTATATTGGAATGTTTAAGGATTTCATATATCTTGCTGCACTATTCCCCCTCGTTCTTGCTCAAATCGGTGTTTCTAACGTATTCTCAATGCCACTGGTTCTTATTTACCTATTGGCATGTATGATGATGGGTTTCTTGTCTTATCGTGTGTTTAAACTAGCACGGTCTGAGAAGGAATATGAGGATAAGAATAGTGTAAGTCGTTATATGACCTGGGCAATGCTCAAAGAGATACAAGAGGAACTTATAAAACAGAGAAAGAAAGTTGGAGGAAAGAAAAAATGAAGATAGCAATGCCGAATGTTGTTCAATGCCGAAGAATATATACACTATTGGAAAGTTTTTATTTGGAAAATGTATTGAAAAAAGATATAAAAGATTATACCAAATTTAACCATGCAATTATCATATTCTGTTCATCTTATAATATAGTAAAACCGCATAGAATAAGATTTCGAAGAAGTTTCAAAGATGACCGAAAATGTCTTGGAAAATGTTATGAATCTGGAAATATAGACATATTATACCCATGCAATTTTTATGGTGGTGATGTAAAAAAGTGGATTGGTGTTGTGTATCACGAACTTGGACATTATTATTTATGGGCAAACGCAGAAGAAAAGGCAATAGAATTTGAATTGAAAATGTTAAAAAGAAGGTAAGAAAATGCCATACATAAAATCAGACGATAGAAAAAAATTTAAGGCAGTTATGTTCCCATTCTTGGTGAGTGCGGAACTAAACAGATTGACCGCAGGTGAGTTGAACTATCTGTTTACCCGTATAATCGACAGGCAATTAGATGGTGCAAACTATGCCCGTTACAATGAGATTATAGGGGCACTGGAATGTTGCAAATTAGAACTTTATAGACGGCTACTGTGCCCGTATGAAGATAAAAAGAAAAAAGAGAACGGTGACGTTTACACAAATTCAACTGAATAGGTGAGAATAACGGGTATATCGTAGAATAAGGGTCAATTCCTCCGCCCTTATTCTTTCATTTTAAATAAAAAAAGATACAATTTTCTTAATGGGGTTTCTCTTGTTATTAGATGTTCTATTAGGTCATCGATAATGCAGAATACGCCAACTCCCATAATGCTTATCCATAGAGGACTTAGCGAATCTAAATTACCATTACCGATTCCCAATATTAAATTATAAGTTCCAAATGCAAGAAATGAAATCCCATAGAACAAATGGTGATTTCCCCAAGCGATAAACTGAACTGGCGGTTTCATAATTAAAGAATAATGGATGGTTTTTCCATCCTATTTTTTTACGAGATTTTTCAGGTATTCGTTTAGGTTAAACTCCCCGAAGTCCAACCCTCCGTTTCCACTTGCTCGTAGCACTAAGTTAGCGATTGTTAATATCGCAACTTGTTCCTCTAACGCAATGACGAATCCATATCTTGATTGGACTATCATGGCTATTAGAGCAAGTATGTTTGCCCACAATATCCTTGATTGATACCATTTTTTTACTTCTGCCATAATTTATCTCCTTATATATCTATCTAATAATCCTAAAAATTCACCCCATTGCCTCATTGAAAATAGGATAACTGGCGTTAAGAGGTAAACAAAAAAAGGTAATGCCAGTAGTATCCATATTTTCTCATGTATTAATAAACCGATGAATAGTGAACCAAAGAAAAATGAAATACAGAGTATTGCATCTTCGTATGTTCCAACGGTAAATCCACGTTTCTTATACATCCAGTTTCGAACTCTAAGCAACGTGAATATTGCAATCAATACAATGAACATCGATGCTATTTCTATTACCATTTGAACACGCTTATTCCCAATCCTATGATAGATATTGATATTCCTACGAACCAACATAACATTTTTTGAGTTGTCTCGATTCGTGTAACACGAGTTTCTAATGCTTGATTCTGTGCTAAAAAATAAAATAGTATATCCTTACTTGTTACTTTTGATGAGGCAGCAATAATTTCGTCATCCTTAGTTTCCATTGTGAATTGTTTTATTGCCTGAATTAACAGTTTCATGTCGTCTTTATCCACCCGTTTCATTACTTTCTTCATATTACCTCACCAATTTTAAAGATAGTGTGTATTCAAATACGTCTAATCCTATTGGTCTATAAATAAAACTGTCTATCACGTATGTTCCATCCCACTCAGTTCCCAACAGTGAAATTGTTATTTCCGTTCCGTTGTCTGCGATGTCTGCAATTTTGTTGAATCGAGTTAATGCATCATCTGCACTTTCATATCCAGTGAACGTGATTCTCTCATCGTTGATATCTTCGATATATGATGTGTAATTTCCGCTTCTGAATGAAAAACCAATTGAATTAAACCCAAGACTTCCATCCAAATTATCCCAATACGGTCTGCGGAGATAAACCAGGATAGCACCAGTGGAATCCAACATTTCCATATCCTTTGAAGATATCGCCATGATATAATCAGATATCGCCAGTGTATCGGAAAGACTTAGCGTTTGATTCTTTAATATTGTCATTGCAGATGTTAACGCCAATGTGTCATATATTGAAAGCAAATATGCAGATTCTTTTAAGTATAATATTGCTTCCTTTAATGTTAATGTATCACTAATATTTTTATAGAATGCCTTTACAAATGTTTCTGTCATTGTTAGATTTTCATTGACAGACCTATTAAAAGCCGTAGCGGTTTTAATGAGGTCATTTAATGCTAGTGTATCAGATAGTGTTTTAAAGTATGCGGTATATAGACTTGTGATACACGAATCAGATATTGCAATAGTGTCACTAAATGTTCTTATAAATCCAATTTGTCTCCTAATTAGGTCATTGAGTGTTACCGTATTCGATAGGTTCTTTCCATATATGAATGATTTTGAATCGGAGAACGATACCGAATCAGATAAATCCAATCCTCTTAAATATTTAAAATCATCGGATATTGTTAATGTTTCTGAGAAATTTCTATTAATATATTTTAGTGTTGCTATGGCATCGGATACTGCACATGAATCCGATAATTTCCATCCGAATGTTCGTGCTATTGCATCGGATATTGATAGGGTATTTGATAGATTTTTTCCGTATGTGAATGCCTTTGCATCCGATAGTGTTAGTGTTTCTGATAGCAACAATCCACGTAAATATTGAAAGTCATCTGATATTGATAGTGATTCAGAAAATCCCTTTCCAGGTTTTTTAGATATTAAATCTGATAATGATAATGTATCCGCTACGGTTCTTTTCCAAACGGATGTTCGAGCAATTGAATCGGATATAGTTAATGAACTTGCTAATGCTTTTGTTAATGCATTACCCGCATTTGTTTCTTCTGCACCGTAACTTGAAACGGTAGTTTCTGTATCTGGTCTTTCTCTTAAAAAAATCCAATCCATGCTGCATCCGTGAGTTTCACCATTGCTAACTGCGTAACCAAGAGCAGGTTTTATGCTACCAGTTGGGTCATTGGTTGATGAATTTGCTTTCTCCGTTCCATTATATTTACAAATAATGTTTGTGCTTGTTCTAATTATATCGTATAATGCGTAAGTTTCGTCATTTGGTGAAACACAAGCAGCACTTTGATATGCTACGGTATCTGACCAATACCAATATTCAACCGATGCACCACCATCTGCTAAATTTCCATATTCTGGTGTTGTATATGGTGATGCTGCGGTAATACCAAATCCCGTATTTATCATTCTGCAACTACCAGTTGCTTTTGCCCTAAATCGCAATGCGTGATTTCTTCCATATGCATTTTTTGCTGAATATCTGGCAACTTGATGATAATTATAAAATACTGCAATGCTGCTTCCCATTGATTGTAAAAATGCAGTTCCAGTTAAATCCCATTTTGTTAAATCCATTGCAACGCCAGTAAAATCATCAAAGAATGCGAATGTATTGTCTCCATTTGATGTTGTAGATGCAGCAGCATTTCCATAATACATATAAAGTGCAGCATCACCATTTGTTTCTATCCACACAACCGCAACACCATCTGTGGTGTATGATTCTATCCAATAGTCAAGTTCTGCATTTTCAGCAGAGTTTGTAAATCTCAAATCATTGAAATCTGTATTACAGTGACTTTCACAGTTAACATCACAACTACCTTCTCCAACATCACTACCGATTAATATTTTTATTTGATAACCTGCGGAAGCATTTGATAGGTTATATTTTTTCTTATACGACCAACTTGCATTCCACCAGGCATATTTAGATAATGTTGATGTAACTAATTTTGAAAATTCTAATTTTGGTATGATATCTATTGAAAAATTTCCTAATTTTGCAGATTTATTTCCACAGATATCAATAATAATATACTCATCTTTTTTAATTTTTAATGAAGATATATCTTTTATTTCTTTCCAGATTGACCTTACTTCTATTTCATTTTCTTTATATTCTTCAATTATTGGTGATTGGCATGGAGTTCCGTCTAAAAGTTTAGAATCCCTATATCCAATTACTCGTTCTTTTGTTTTTTCTACGGTAGTTGATGTTTTTATTAATATCTTATATTTAATATTCCATTTATTTGCATCTGATACTGATTCTGTAGTTGTATGTGATAAAAATTTAAGTAAATCTGGTGTATAGTCACCATCTATCTTTATCGCTAGTGGCATGTGGGCATCGCATAAAACCTGTTCGTGGTAGACCATCCTATCTTTATCTTCTACCCAGGAAAAACCGAGTTCACTGTATTGCTCTCGTGTTTTGATGAGAACTGTCGTTATTTTCGCCATTTTAATCACAGAACTCCAACTCTAACATCCACTCATATGTGTTTGTTTTCTTAGCGACCTGATGCCATCCGAATGAAATTATATTGTAATTTATTGGAAGTCCAGTTAAATAACCAGTATTCATTTCGGTGTATCGTAAACCTGCGATGTTTATTGATTGTTTCAATTTGCCTAATGCTCTAATACAGTGTATGATATCCTCACAGGTTGATACGCCATCGGTGCAACCATCCCAGAGAACTCCAGATAATATCATTCGCTTTGATGAACGACCCAATCCGTAAACTTCCCTGTCTCCAGACCAGAAGTTTAGAGCATTTATATTAATATTTTGAATTACTTGAATATCAACTGGTTTTGGAAGATAACAAGTTGAATCTGATGAAGTCCTAATTTCAGCATAACACTGTGTCGTTCTTATTTCAGGACTATAGAACACTGGACTGTAATTTACAACAGCATAACATTGAGTTGTTCTCGGTTCTTCTCCAGAACTTCCCATATAAAAGTATTGAACGAATCCAACGATTAGTGCATCTATTTCCGCCCAAGTCCAAGCGACATTGGTGAATGGATTTAATAACCAAGTATCTGTGTATAATGCATACTGCATTGTTAGTGCCTTTCCAGTTGCAGTATAAACTGTTCCATGTGTCGTTATTGAATTTGCAACCATATTTCCGTTAACTACATTATTTCTACTTCTATTATAAATAGTAACTGAATTTATTGGTCCAGTTTCAACAGTGTGGTCTGTCATATTGAATTTTGCATTTCCACCAGATAACCAATAATTACAAAATATATAAGTTGAATCATCATCTGGACTTACATCATCTACAAAACTCCATAAATTTGCAGTTGTGAAACCAGGATAACCACGAACACCACCATAAGAAGAATCAGATATCGGTCTTAATGTTAAATCAGAAGTTCCTGGTGACATACTCGGTGAACTACACACAATACCTATCTGAAGATTTGCTATGTCTATCCAGGTCCAATCCGTTGCACTTGATAATTCTTTTTCCCACGTGTAACTTATATTTGCATAACTTGATGTTAATCCAAAATCAATAGATTCTTCAATTGTAGTTCCACCATCGATACTGTATAATATTTTATATATGCCAAGTGCTGCCTGTGGGTCTAAGTTTGATTTTGCCCTGGCAACTATTCGGACTGATGTTATATTTCCGAGTGGAGTTGGGGGGTCAATTGTCCATAGGTCGCTAACTTCAGAAACATAACTATTGTAAACATAAGAGGCATCATCATCGGCAATAACATCATCAACGCACTCCCATCCGTCACCAGTGCTTGTTGGTAAATCATCTATTGCACCCACTCCGTTTGGTCTTAAAACCATCGGAACTTGTGCTGTATTTAGCGTATATAATGCGATAGTTGGAACAGATGGACCTGGCATGTTTATCCTCTTATGGGTATTTCAATTTTAAAGTCTGGTAAACTTGCATCGTTTCCGTGCAATAGCACACAATGAACATTTGTGCATACCGCTTCAACTTTAACGTATAGTCTTTCCTCATCTTCTATCTTCTTTTCTTCCCAACAGTCAATCCAGAATGGAAAACACACGCTGTCTCCAATCCCAAGACCACCATTCCATGCGAGTGCTTTATTGACTATAACATGCCCAGTTGACACCAATTCTTCATCAGAATTATCAGAACCCATCTTACATAGAGTAACTCGATATGAAGTGACTTGTGTTGCACCACCACTTGCTTCATATACTACAAATCCTTTGATTACTCCCTCAACGAAGTAAATCTTTTTTGTGTAGAATGGGTATAGGAAACTTACAGTTGTAGAAGCGAGTGTTGAATCCGTAGTGTCACAACTTGAATCTATATAATCTCTGTCTAATGTATAGTGATGTGCTGAAAACAATCCGAAATTGAAAGACCAATGATTCGGATAGAATCCATATAGAGTTTCATAATATCTCTGGTCGTCAAGTGACATAATTATCTTCTCCTATATTTTGATGAAAGTTTTCCAGTTGAATTGTATTGCATGAGTTGTGAATCTATCGCCATTGTAACTGCTGCTGCAATATCTTGTGGACTTGCATCGGTTTTAACTGGAATAGATATCGTGATATTTCCTATTGACACACCACCGCCATTTTGACCTGCGGGAGTTACCGATTCTCCCTTATGAAGCATATATACACCAGTTGATGGAACGTAATCTGTTCCTTCAGCATATCCCTTCACCCCCATTCTATTAAAGAACTGATTTGTTGGTGAACGTTTTTGAAACCATTCTTTTGCATTTTTTGGAACATTCGCCAAAGATTCCGTTCCAAATACCTTTTCATATGCTGATTTAAGTTCTGGATTAGACACAATTTGTATTAATGTTTTTTCCTTATCGTTTTCTGACTTTTTCAATTTTTTCTCATTTATGCCCAAATCTGTCGTTTGTTCTTCATATAATTTTTTTTGTGCTGCCAGATTATCTCTTAAATTCTGTGTATCCTCATCACGAGTATCCATCAATATCCAGAGATTGTGTCTTTCATTGTCTATATATGCATTTAAAATGGCATTTGCTTCATCATATGCTATTTTTTTTGCTGAATTAGTCGCAGAATTATGTTTAACATCTGCATTATATTGATTTTCCATTTCTTGAATCCTTAATTGTGTATTTTCAATTTCAAGTTGTTTCATCATTTTCTTTTCTGTTCTTGTATTTCCATGCCTTCTCATCATACCGATTAATTGTAATTTAAGCATTTCAATATTATTTCTAGCCATAGCAATAGCCAAATCATTGTTTGCTTTTTCCGCTTCTTCTGTTTCCTTCTTAGTATCCTCCATTGCAGAATTATATTCGTATATTGTTTTTAATGCATCGTTCATACTATGTCCGTATTTATCGAATACTCCAGTGTATTCTCCTATGAACTCTGAACCATACTTTGCAGCCATATTCGCATATTCAGAAAATCTTTCATTTTTTGTTTGTGCTTCTGAAACTGCAATACCATATTCTAATATATTTGCAGAACCTTTGAACGGAACATTCAATTGTTCATTTAAATCCGATATACTCGATTTTAATAGAACTATTGTATCTTTTGTATTTTTAATTGATGAATCCATATCATCGAATGCTGATTTTACACCATCAATTGATGGTTGTAATTTTGATTGTGCATCTGTCAAATTTTCCATACTTGCGGTAGCACCTGCATCAAGGACTTGAAGTTGATTAAGTAATGCAGGTCCAAGTTGTTTAAGACTTGTCTCCCCACCCTGAGATTTTGCTTCCTCATCTATCTGAATCATTGTCAATCCCAAGTCTTTCAATGCTTGATTTGTCTTATCAAAAACTTTTGTATCAAAGTTAGTTCCTAAATTTTTCATATATTTTGATTGCAATCCCAATAAATCTATTCCCTCTTTTGCCACTCTAATATTTTCCTTTTTTGTTGCCAGTGCTTTTAATTCATCGGCATTCGCTGAATATGCGTTCATTTCTCCCCAGGGTATTGCTTTTTGCGGTGAAACGCCTTCTTTTAATTTTTCTAAAACTGTTTTATCTCCAGTTTCTACAGGTTTCACTAAATTATCGAACCATGCTTGTTTTATGGACATAACCGCTTTATCAAAGGTTTGAACGGCTGCATCGGCATTTCCACCAGAAAACAAAGTTCCCCACCATAGTTGTGCTTTTTTCCACCAGATATCAACGCCACTCCATACTTCACCAATACTTCTCTCTATCTTTTGCATTGATTGTTCTAAGATATTAGCCATCTGTTGTTGTGTGTTCATCATTGCTGCGAGTGCATCCTCAGTTTTTCCAGTTGCAGTTTCCAATAATTTCATATCATCTGTAAATCCTTTTAATCCTGTTTCTCCAGTTAACGCAAGTGCTACCCGCAAACTTCTCATATTTCCAATCAATTTTGGCAATATTTCAACACCGTATTTTTCAACGGCTGCTGATAATTGTTCAAGAAAACCAGTTAGTCCATGAGTTTGTAATGCAGTTGCAGACATTTCAATTCCATATTTTCTTGCTGCATCGGCTGCTTCTTTTGTTGGGTCTGCTATTCCTTGTAGTAATAAACCAAGACCACGAGTAACTGAATCTATGTGTTGCCCTTGTCTTGTTGCAGCAGACATTGCAGAAGTTACTTCATCTAATGAAACACCAAGATTTGCAGCAATTGGAGTAACGTAACCTAATGAATCCTCCAAATCTTTAAATGTAAAAACACCACGAATAACTGATTGAAATAATTTATCCGATACCTCACCCGCATGTGCAGCAGATAAACCATATGCATTTAAAACACCAGTGAGTGTGTTAACCGCACTCGTTGTTGTTGTTACACCTGCTATGGCTGCTTTTGTCGCAACTTCTAATAAACCTATTGCATCTTCAACTTTAAATGCTGCTGATACTATATCGTATAAACCTTTTGTCATATCACCAACAGATTTTCCGAATCTTATAGATAATTGTGTGATACCAACTTCCAATGATGGCAATGTATCACGAGTTGTTGAATCTAAAATTGAACTTACTTCCGCCATTTGCATTTCAAATGAACGAAATGATTGCACAGATTCATCAATCCACTGTCTTAATTCTTGATATGCTTGTGTTCCCATACTGATTACGGCATTTAATCCGATGAATCTCATCATGGTGCTATTCAATGCTGAACCCAATTTGCCTTGAGTTGTTGCTACCTTATAAGATGCAGTTTCTACGCTTTTTAATCCATTTGATGTGGTAGTTGTTACAGTTTTCATTCCAACTATCGCACCATTTAATCTTTCAATGCTCGTTTGAGTTGTCTTTGCAGTTCCTTTATCTGTTATTTGTATGACGAGCCGTTTCACTACATCTTCAGCCATATCATCACCGCTTTTTACTTGCGATTTTATCCGCAATCATTTTTTGTTGTTGAGTTGATAATTTTCTAACTCGTTGAGTTGGAGGTCTATTTTCATATATCATTTGGTTTATAACTCCTTTGAAATCCCTAAATGACATATTCAATATATCAGACATATTACCAACTGTTAAATATACTTTATATCGCCATTCAATCAAATTTTTTAATTGTTCCTCAACTGTTAAATCGGGGGGGTCTATTCCCCTTTCTGAAAATCCTGGTTATTCACTTCTATTCCAGATTTTCCAGAATTGTAAACAGCAGCCCAAAGTTCAACGAAATCATCTGGGTGCATTGATTGTAAATCTTTTTCAGTTACCTTTAAATCAATATCGTGTAATGACAACAGCATCATCTGTAATCGATATGTTTTATCATAATCAGATTGTTTCATTACTTTCAATCTTAGTTTTTCATCAAGTGGCAACATCATTTCTAAAAGTAGTTCGTGTTTTGCCACAGTCCACTCTGGCATTGTGAAGGACTTTCCTTCATTTACAAATTTTAAACTATATTGTTTAGACATGTTTTACCTCAGACCCCATGTTCGAGTTGAACGAACATCCAATGTGGTATCTTCCCTATGGGGTATTAAATAATAAAAAGGGGGGATTCCCCTTAGACTGTTGAGTATGAGAATGTTTTTCCAGTGAATGGTGCGTTCTCCTTCATTATATCACCAGAGATGTTTACATCTATTTCACTGTTTTTCCACTTGCAGTTTTCAAGTGTTATCTCAGGTGCACCTGCACCACCGAGAGCAACCACCAAATCGAACTCCGCTTGGTTGACAACATCGGATAGGTGTTTTCCACCACCTTCATTCAAAGATATGTCACAAGACCCAGAGATGTTTAATTCACCTGCGAATGCATATTGTTTTTCAAGTGAATCATGGTCGAAGTAATTCTTTGTTCCGTTGTCGATTGTGAAATCAATTGAATTGGTGATGTATGCCAAATCTCCACCGTTTGCTTGGATAGACCCCGCTACGTTGAATGCACATATGTCTCCACCTAATGCACCTGGTATTGAACCAGTTGGTGTTGAATCGGTAACTACACTTTTCACATCAAAGTCCATCACATACACATATTCATTGTTTATGCTAGATGAAATCTTACATGATTTATTTACTGAACCTTTAATCCAGTATGCTGTTGCATCTGCACCAGTTGGACTTATACATGAATTTGTTGTTAGATAGAAAGCGATTGATGTTAAAGCACAAGTTGCACCATCACGCACAACTGCATCATCAAAGAGTGTATCACCAACTTGTGGGATGTATTCCAAATGGAATGAGTAGTCATTGCATTGCTCGAGAAGATAACATATCTCTGGTGCATCTATTCCACGTAGTCCTTTGTGTTTGTCTCCTAGCGTAACTTTTGCATCGAGAACCTTAATAGATATTGGTTTTCCCGCATGTGTGGGAACTGAACCAACACCATATGAAGTTTCTACATAATAACGTATTTCACCCTGAAAGGGTAGTCCTAAATTCGCCATTGTTTTTTCCTCCTTCTTTTAATCCGATTATGAAGCACCGAATGTTATTGTCCAAGTAATTTTCAGTGTATCAGCACCACCTTTGACGATACCCGCAAAGACTGAACGACATAGCATTGTTCCCGCAGCAACATCATTAAAAATACCTGCTTCTTTTAAAGTTGCGGTGGCATCACCTGCTGCCCAATCTCCAATGTATATGACATCGTTATCATCACCACCACCACCTTGAGTTCTACTTGTTAGTGCATTTCTATCTACTTCTGCACCGAGAGTTGTTTGTGCTGCATTGTCGTTTGCATCAGATGTTCCAACCGCCATATATCCCATTGAAACTTCGCTTGTTCCTGTCATTTTCTTAGCGATGTGAGCATCCCCAACAGCCATGATGGTGTTGTGAACGAATCGTTCATCCTTTAGTTGTCCATCAGGACCAAAAACTTCGATGTGAAGTTTTCCTATTGCTACAAATTTTTCTTTAACATTTTCCTTCATTTATTTTTCCTCCTTCAATTTTTTTATTCTAATTTATCTTGATTTTCAAGATATTTTTTCCAATTACAATTTCTACATAATACTTGATAACCAATTGGATAATCAAGTTTATTTAAGTAGAAATATATTCCCATTTTATTTGTTTCCTTTCTAGTTTTATTTCCATCGTTATCAATATGGTCTAAATCTAAACAATCAATATCATTAAATCCACATTTATTGCATATCATATGCCCATCAGAATATATAAATAATGCAATTTGTTTCATTTCCCATTTGTAATTTTTTTTTCGTTCTAATTCATGTTCTGTGTTATTTTCATAGAAATTTCTATGCCATTGTCTACAATAATCTGAGATTTCTTTTTTTGTTCTCACGGTCTATCCCACCAAATTATTGAAATTTCCATCACACGATGATAAATAACCTGTCGAGCATGTGTTTCTACTAAAACACGACCTGTGCTATCCATGTTCATAAAGTGACAATTCGGTAAAACACCACATTGATTTATTCTTATTATATCGCATAGTTTGTCTGATATTAACTTACCAAATTTGTTTTGTTCTATATTATCACTCTTTTGCCAATACACATGAACATCAATTACCGCTTCGTGTTTTCTAGTTCTAGCACGGATATCTTGTGGTGCTGCACTCTCATGCAGCAATCCAAATTCTACGAATGGAAGCGGTGGTAATACATCTGATTTTGATTCTTCAGTTAAGTAAATCGATATCTGGTGGACATTCCCATTGGCATCCGTTATTGTAATTATTCTCTGGTTTGTTCCAGTTTGGAATAAATCCGCAGCAGTTGTTATCACTGTGCGTAATGCTTCTCGTGGGTCGAATGAATCGAAAGTCATAATTAACGACCTGAACCAATCATTGGAAATCCAATTTGTTCTATTAAATCCTCATATCGTTTTAAGAACCGTTGTGTTTCAGTTGCACGATTTGATTGTAAATCTGCGAGTGTTGCCTTATCCAAACTCTTGAAAGCGATTAATGCTTTGTGTGCTGCTAAGTAAGCAACTGCTTCACGCATTAATGCCTGGTTGTATGTCTCTGATTGATGAGAATATGTAACCATCGCTGCTTTTATTGTGCTTGGAACGGCTGCACCGCTAATTTGTGTTAATTCAACTATCCCGTTATTTCCATCGGTGACTGTTGCTTTTCCAACTACTCGAGTTCCAGTGTCATCAATATATGCGAAGGTAACATCTTCTCCACATGTGAGTTCACCGAATCCAGTTACCGCAGTATCTCCGTTTGAATCCGCTATCGGATAGTTTCTTACTTGGAAATTTTTATTTGTTCCATCAAAATATAATCCTGTATCTGGGTCGCATAATGGTTGTTCATTTGTGTGAAGTTCGTATATTTCTCCCAATGTCTCAAGATATGCATACCATGCAATCATTGCAAGTTTATAATCAGACATATCACTTTGTTGGAATGCCCCAGATAGTTCACGAATCCTTGATAGAACATCCCAGGGAAATACAACGAAATTGAAAAATGAAAGTGAATCATATGTTGATGTTTCTATTTTAATTGAATATATACCAAATGTTGCCGTTGATGATAAAGAAAAATCATAATTGTAAATACCAACACCAGTTGTTGGCATTGAATCATTTGATACCAATGCAACACCGCATGGGTCATAAATTGAAATGCTAACGGAACTTGGGTCTACCATCGCACTCGTTAGAATATTTTTTATATATATTTGTGTATATACTGAATCACCTTGAGAATAAATGCCCTGTTCTTTTGGCTGCGTGATTATGTATCGCTTCATAAACTATCACCATACTTCCAGTTGTAAATTGTTTGTGCTGCAAGAAATACTGGAAAATACTCTTGCATTATTTCATCATATGTTTTTGTAATAAACGTGTATTCGCCATCTCGTATTTGAAGTATTCCAACACCTTCAACTTTAATTCCAGTTTGCTCGTGGAATGCTTGAACATACGCAGCCATCTGTAACCAGTATTCATCGTATATCCCACGAGATGTTTTCCAATCTAATATGTAAACCTTTCCATCAAATAATCCAATGAAGTCGCAAGTTCCCGCATATCGATATTTATCACTCCAAAGATGTTGTTCAAGTGCTTGAGTATTTATCTTGTGCAACTCACGCCACTTGTTGAAAACCTTAATGCTATCCATTAGAAATGAATCGTAATTTTCTGATAGTTCTTCTCCCTTCAGTGTCACTTCTATTAGTTTGTGAACCGTTGAACCAAAACCTGAACGGGTCTTTAATATTTCTTTTGCTTTTGTTGCACCAGTTTTTGCATACCAAGCACGGAGTTCTGGTTTGTCTATGATGCTGTTTATTCTCGTCACACGAGCATACTTAATTCCTCTTATCAAGTAATGATTGTCCGTGCATATGAACTCACTTGGAGTTTTAATATCCCAATTTTTTTCTTGCATATATCTCTCCAAAGACTTGAACTTTGGTGTGTGCCACTAAAGATTAAAGAAGGGATTTCTCCCCTATACGTTCTGATATTGTTCTTGGTATTCATCTTCATCGTCTATTACCGCAAGTTTACGGATTTTACCAGATGAATCAACTATGGTTATGTATCCAGTTATTGTCTTTTCACCATCGGTTGAATATTCACCGAATTTAACTAATCCGTGATATGATGGGTTTAGATAAATATTCCTATCGTATGCTGTCGGTGATGACATAGATGCCGCACTAATCACTGAATCCATTATTCCTGGCGTTGGTGTGCTAACCCCAAAACAGAAATAATATCCGTCACCTGGGTCTACATTTACCGATGCATCGGATGTGAAAAACCTTATTTCGTTATCGGCGTTGTCATCAGTTGCTAAACACATTCCATTGCCTGATTGCATCCAAATGTAAGGTTCGTATGTTTCATTGTTTGCCGCTATAGTGAGAATCATTTCTTTGAATTCTCCACCCGTCATTATTGATTCGCCATATCCGCTATCTGTTACATTAGAAACATCAAATGTGAATGCCACATTTTCATAGCATTCATCCCAAATATAAAATGAGGTTTCTGCATCCATTGGACATTCGAAATTTCCAAATTCCATTAACATATACAGTAAGAAATACATATCTAGGTAGAACCACATTTCCATGCTGATTCCGCCCTCATTGCAACACCAGAAGTTTGATGTGTTGTCGAAATTCCACCACTCACCAATGTCAACTCTCATAAAGAATGGAACATATCCATCTGGGAAGTTCGGTGGTAGTTCGGGAAAGTCATCTCGTGCCATATTTGCCTCCTATTCTAAAGAATAAGAAAGAGGATTTAGTCCTCTTAACATGCGTCAGGTGTTCTGATTAACCGAATTGCACCAGTGTCGAGTTCATCGATACCAACATACATGTGGATTGCCACAGTTGTTGAATCACAATCGATGTCTCGGTCCTGTTCCATCTTCGGTTTCATACCCCATCCTTCTCCAACTGCTCGAGATGAATCGAGAATTACCGCTACAGTTGTATTGGTAACAGTTGAGCAGACGGTTGCACAGTTGTATTCAATTACATCCAGATTTCCAATTTTGGAAAGTTTATTTCCATCAAAGGATATTTGGAATCCCTGTTGACTGTTTGCCTGTTGGTATTTGAAGTATGCAGCAAGTTGTGGTCCGAGAATAACCTTATCTGGTCTGTAACCTGCATATCTCATGGCTGCTTCTTGTGTGATAATCAGATTATATAATCCGATTGCTTGGAAGCAACAACTGTCGAGAGAAGGTCCAGAGCAACACTCATCGAGATGAACGTGTGCAGCAGCAGATGTAATCAATTGATTCCAGATTTCGGTATCGACCTGTTCGGCAAGAGCATCGGACATATCCTCAAGAATACCATCCTTTACAATGTCTCCCGCAAGTTGCAAGTCGAGTTCACAAATCTCAGCAAGGTCACCGTATGAATCCAAGTGTAGACTTACTTTGGTAAATGAACTTGAGACACAAGACAGACACTCACATGGTCCGAGTGGTCCTTGTGCTGTTCGTTTGCCACGAATACGGATGGAAACAGTATCTCCTTTTCCTCTTTCGAAATCTACGCCACGAACTGTAACTTTACCTGCTAGTTGTCCTTTGCAATAGAATGCACCCCAAACCATACTGGCAAATGTTTCATTTGGTGTCCAAGCAGATACATCGTTGTCACAACCTGAATCGGAATCAACGAAATCATATCCACCAGTTACCCACTCAACACTACCATATTCAACTGGAGTGTATTTGTGGTTCTTCATGTATTTGTTTCTGAACACACCGAGGTCAGATTTTGGTTTCTTGGTTGCCTCGCCTGTTACTTCAATTCCAGTATTTTGTGTTTTACCGATTGCTTCGATAATCTCTTGTTTCAGAGCATCACGTTCTTTCTTCGCAGCCATCTCTACTTTAACTCGGTCAATTTCTGCCTGTTCATTGCGTAGAGCATCTGATTCTGCTTTAAGTCTTTCTGCCTTTTGTTTTGCAAGGGCGTTATATTCCGCCTCTGCGTTTTTCAATTCATCACTCATTATTTTTCCTCCTTCAATTTTCTAATCCTCTCTTTGAAGTCTGCTAATTTTTTAGCATCTTCATCACTCATCTTCTCGTCAGCACCGCTAACGGAAGGTTTTTCATTTTCGCATTTACAATTTTTACAAGATTCGCATGTCTGTTCTATAACAGTATTGTTATTCGCAAGTCCACAACCTCTCTTGTCATCACACGCACCTTTTATGCAGGTTGTTAAC